ATGGTGAGGCTCTTGCACTTTATTTTCTGCAACCCCTACCCCCAGCGCTCGCGCCCACTCTTCACCGCGTGGCAATGCGTGCATAGTGCCTGCCAATTAGTTGCGTCATAGAAGTCATGCGTGCCTAGTCTCACCGGCTCGACGTGGTCGACTGTGTTGGCAAAGTGTCCGCACTCGTTGCATGTTGGATGCATGCTAAGGAATGCCCTGCGTGCCTTCTTCCACTTGTGTGTCCAGTAGCGCTTATCCTGTCCGTCCTTTCGTTCGTGGTCAACCTTAGGCCGTAGCCATGGCGAGCGCCTTGAACCCTTTGGTATGTATGCCATGGTCACACAGAGTAACCGTGGTGCCTGGTCAGCTTATAGAGTTCATGGCTAACAGCTTGAAACCTGCTCCATCTACTAAATTGAAGGGTCTTAGTCTTTGCTGCTAACTCATCCATGATTTGAAAACGCTCGGCCCTCAGTTTATCGTATCGCTCACGTTCCTTTGCTGTCAGCGGTAACTTTCTTTCCTTGTGCGTGCCTTTCGGACTCATGCCGATAATGGTTGTATAGGTCTCGTAGTTCGCCAATCTTGTAGCTTCTACCTTGCTTCGCTCGTCGCATAAGTTCTTCAGCTCTGCCGGGCTTTTGCATGTCAATATTTCTGCCAAAAATCCACTGTTCTCCGCTTCTGAAAATATTGCAGGCAACGCATTGCTGTGCGACATTGTCAGGCTCGTACCTAGTGGCGGTAAACCTTCTCGATGCGAAATGGCCACACTGGAGCTTGGTGACGTGCAGCGACTGGCCACAGGTGAAGCAATCCGCGTAACCATCTGCGTCGGCTGCTTTGTACCGGATATATTTGCTAAATACATCATCAACCTTGCGTTTCATTTGGGCGTGCGTGTACGCCGTTAGTGGTTTCTTCTTTGCCATTGCCTGCTAAGATAGCGCGCTCTATCTGTTCTGTAAGTTCCTTGCGTTCGCGCATGCTGCGTTTGTACTCAGGCATCTCCTGCACATTGGCCCAGCGCTGTTGTAAGGTGCGCATGTGGTTGGCTTTCTGTATCTCATAGCGTATTTCGCACATCTTAAAGAATTCCTCTGTGTGTTTGGTCACATATGGGTGCGCTGTAAACTGTGCGCCATGCTGTAGGAAATATTCCTTTTCGATGCTGTGCGGGTGGTATCGCTCGGCGGCTTCTGCTCCATATACTTCCCGAATCGTATGCTTTCGGGTGTCGATGAGGTCAAGCCAAAATCTTTCAAGGTTATTCATGTCAATGGAATTCTAAGTTGTGACTGGTGCTGTTCAAGGCGTTTCTTTGCCGCCTCAAAATAATCGGTGTCTAATTCGCAGCCGACTAAATCAAAGCCAAGGTTATGGCAAGCAATGGCAATTGAACCGCTGCCAAGGTGCGTGTCTAATATCCGGTCGCCCTCTTTTGCGTAGTTCATTAGTAGCCATTCGTATAGCTTCACGGGCTTCTGTGTTGGGTGTATTCGTTGCTCTTTGTTTTTCATGTCCCCCTGCAACATCCCAGCCCATTTAAAACGAAAAACACGAACTGCAGAAGTAAAAGTTGTATAAGCTAATTCTGCGTCTGCAAAGTCGGAAGCACCGTTTACTTTATCCCAAACAATATAGCAACTGCTGTTGCGCGCACGAAAATGATTTGCGCCCCAAATTATTTGATTTTTGCTTACTCGCTCTAATTGATTAAAATATTCTTCAGGCGGTGCGTTTTTATCCCAATCTTTCTTTGCATAGTCAATTTTTTTCGCAACCCCACCTACTTTACCTTGGCTTTGATTTGTTATATCAAGACCGTAAGGAGGGTCTACAATAGCTAACTCAAAAGCGTTGTCCTCCAGCGTTGCAAGGTATTCCATGCAATCGATGTTGTGCAGTTCAATCATTTGCTTTGCTTCTGTCGTTCGTCCATCTCCTGTTTTTTGTTTATCCTACGGTTCAAGGCCCTTAGTGTAAGTGTTTCTTTCAGTGATGCCGCAATAAAATAATCAGCGTGTTTAAAAGCTTGATTCGCAGGACCAAAATTATCTTCAAAATTCACCTTGCTATTTGTATTGATTGCATCTTTAAGGAAAATATGGATGTAAATATCCTTTGCAACTTCTACGCGCAATTTTTGCAATTCGTCTAAATCTTTTAAATTCATTTCTTTTCTGTTAATCGTTCGTCCATCTCCTGCCGCTCGGTGTACGTTAACCGGTTTTCGCCTTTGAACCAGTCCACCGCGTCAACTCGGTCGCGTACTGTCGGCTCTTTGGCTGTTGCGTATTCGGGTTGAATGTATCGCATGGCTTCAGCCTGTGCGCGTTCCGCGTCTTTACGTTCGTTTTCTCGTATGGTGTCCACGATGGGCGCACGCTGCTGTTCGTACTTGCGAAAGCACTCAACAAATTGCGCCAACTTCAAACGCTCGTAATAAGGCCCATACGCCTCTTTCGCCATGTTGTAGGTACATAGCCTCCAGTCTTCAATTGTAAAGCAAGGATAGCCCTTTAAAAGCTCGTTTAAGGTCATTTCGAACTCTTCTGCGCGGCTCATTGTCTTATTTGCGTCGATAAACTTGCAACAATTGACCAGCATTGCAATCATGGCCGCCCGTGTTGCTTCAGGCTGGATGCGCATGGCCGTTTGTACGTTCGTGCCTTCAAAACATCCTTGCACGGTCAACGTCGATACGTCCAGTTTCCGCAAGTTCTCTAAGCTTGTCGCGGTTTTCGCTTGTTTCAATGTTTCGCGCTCTAGGTGCGTAAGTTCTCCTATCCTTGGATGAGTCAAATACCAAGCCTTTCCAGCCGTTTGTAATTCCTTGGTGTATTCGCTCAATTGCGTCTGTTTCTTCTTCGTAAGCATTTGCTAGTGTGATGAGTGCCCGCTGTTCGCTTTGGGGCGTTTTGTAACTGAATTTGTGCGCGGCCTTTTTGTAGTCAATCCATTCCTTCCAAGCGGCTGCAAATTTCTCGGTGTCGAAAGGCAAAACAAGAACGGGCGTTTTCGCCCTTTTAGTAATTGATTTAGTAAGTGTATTAGTATCTGTATTAGTATATGGGGAATTTAGCGCGCTCGTTTGCGTGGATTTACGCGCTCGTCTGCGTGAATCTACGCGCTCGTCTGCGCTAATCTGCGCGCTCGTCTGCGCTATTCTACGCAGTCGCCGGTTGTATCTGTCGCCCTCTCTGACCAAAAAACCGGCGTTTACTAGCTTGGAAATGTAACCGCGCGCCGTGTCATTTGATACGTTTAGCAACTCAGCGAAATGGTCATTACCTGCAAAGCATGGCCGGCCTTTGTCTTCAAAGCTGGCAACCTCAGCAAGCAACACCCTTTCGTTTGGGTGCAACTCGCTAAGATTCCAAACCTCGATTGGTATGAATACGCCGCTGCGCTTCATTCAGTCAAAGTGTAATGTATATGCTTTGCAATGGTCATACATTCAGAAGCTATCGCTTCCAACGTCCCATGGCCGTTAATTAAACCATGTGTTTTTTCTAGCCTGTTTTTAAAAAGCAATTGCCAAATTTCAAATAATTGTTCATCCATAACTTGTTTAATTGTGGGCTTTTGCCCGGTTTTCATTCATTTGCTCGATACTGATAGCAACCGCATCGAATAACGTGAGCGGCTCAACGTTGTCTTTTTGAACAACTGCCGCCGTGTGCTTCAAGATGCCTGTTGGATTCGTGTGGACGTAGTTAACAATAGTCCGGTGCGAAACGCCTAAGTCAAAAGCACATTGGTCATAGTTCGCCCAGTGCGTCTGTATAAACTCTTTGAGGTTCATTGTATTGAATTTTCAGTTGGTATTTGATTCGCTTGGCTGATAGGTCGGTAGTATACCGCACCAGACTGCTGTAGTTCTCAAACCGAACGCGGCTGTGATAGCTTGGCACGATGACCGTGTAATAAAGGCTTTCAAAATGGCATTCCATCGTCTTTAGCTGCTGGGTTGGCTGCTGCCTTTGCCATAACCTGTTCCTTTATGCTCTCGTTAATTACCTCGTATTTCCACATTGAAAGCGACAAAAAAACTGTGTACGGGTCGCTTTCTTCGCGCCTCCATTCTTTGCCTTTTACATTGCAATTGCATTTTATTTTCTGACCGGGTGCAAGCTGTATAGCTTCGTCCACATCGTCTTTTACGAAGTCAATTGGAATAACTTCAGAGTATTTATCACCCGTCGTTTCTACGTGTATGGTGCATTTTCTAAAACCGCTTGGCCAATCCTGCGGAGCGTTAACCCGCTTTATAACGCCTTCAATTATCAATTCCATTTTTCTTATATGATTTATTAAATTCTGTCTGTGACCAGTTCGGCATGTCTATCACGCGCAATTGGTTTAATTTCAAGCGCTCAAATATTTCTCGCCATCTTTGCGGGCTGATTTCGCCCCATATTAGCTCCTCCTCTAGTCCGTCGTCATCGTCACGCATCGAGGAATTCCGCAACATTAAAAGAGCAAAGTCACGCAAATTTTCGTCGTGCGCTTCCTTGTCTTCCTGCGCTTCGTTAAAAAATTCGTCAAGGTTCATTCCGAAATTTCATCTTCGCCGTACACCCCCACTTCGTAGAAGCCAGCAAGTTTCAAAACAGCACGGGAAAGAGCGCGCTTTTCAGCCATTGCAATCGGGTATGCGTTCCGGTTATTTGCTTTGCTTACTTCGCCAAACGTCTCAACCTGCCCAATTTCGCATTTTGCATATGCTTTAACGCAGTATCTCCCTTCGTCGGGGCTACACCATTCAAAGACGGGTTCAAAGGTCACCACGGCCTTTATTTTGGCTTGTAAGTATTCAACCCCTTGACGGGTCATAATCACAAAACCGCGTGGGTCTTTGTGGAAGTGGTCAGGGCGCATCTCGTATTTGGTCGAAAGCGCTTTAAGTGCGTTTGTATTGCTCATTTTGTGCGTGCTTCTGTGATGCTATGCTTTAGCTGTTGTATCAGTTTGTCAAACTCTAAGTTGTCGCGCAGGTTGTCAGCGAACGCGTTAAAATTGGGTGCTGGATTCGGGTTAACCGACGACTGCACGCAGATGTATCTATTTTTTCTCATTGCTCTATGTGTTTTTGAATCATGTTTTCAATCATTCCGTAGTCAACCGGGAAAAGTGTATCATCAATTCCGTAAAGCTTAACCGTGTGGTGTTCCTTGTTTCTAGTTTGCGAAATCTCCACGTCTTCAATGCTTATCATGTCAAGGCTGGGCGGTTCGTCGTAGCTACCTGATTCACCTATATACAATTCAAAAGAAACGTGCAGTTCCGTGTTGTCGCCTAGGTTAATTGTTAAATGTTTCATGTGGGGGAAATAAAGCCCCGACCAAAGCCGGGGCGTTTGGTTTATCCGATAACCTTGGCGGCAAATTTTTCAGCCGCTTTTTGCGTGTTGTAGCTTTTTAATTCAATCAAGCTTTCAGTTGTACCGATGCCTGTTGAAACAATTGCGACGTATGCAGCGCGAAACATTCCGCTTGCGTCTTGGCTAATTTTTACCGCTTTCTTTCCTGATGTGCTAAAGATTGTCATGATTGCTGTGTGTTTGTTCGTTTTGTTATCACAAATATACGCAACTTATTTCGTTACGCAAGTATTTTCGTAGATAAAAATGAAAGTTTTTTCTCTTTCCCTGTGTTTGCTGACGTTTTAGGGCACAAAAAAAACGGCCCCCACGTTTGGAGGCCGCTTAAACAAGAAACAAACAAGTCAAGCGGAAGGAAAACCGCCCTTCATGAAAGGTCTAAGATACTATTTTTTGGCTTCCTCTTTGGATGCCTTGCGCTTTTTTCTGCGGTCGCTCACAATGGCGTTGATTAGCACATCAATCCATCCGAAAACCTTGTTATCGATATTGGTTGGCGTGAGATTCACGATAATTTTGGCGAAAGCCATAACCCCCAACAAAATTTCAGCCCAGTACATTTGAATAAGTTCACCCATGGTTAAATATTTGGGTGCAAGTTATTACAGCGGCATTAAACAGTTGATTGCTGTGTGGCCGCCTATGACCACGCCGCACGCAACTTGCTGAAACTTGAACGCTTTAGCATATGAAAACGCCAGCGCGTCGCGGTCGCATCCGCACCCTGTTTGCATGGCAAATGTTCTTTTCACGCCGGTGTTCCATGTGACATAACATTGGGTGTGTATATGACCTTGAACCGTTGACATCATGTCTGATTTCATCTTTGTGGTCGCCGTCCCGCCTTCCCCGTGCAGATACTGCACGTCATCAAATACGATGCGCTCTACCCAATCCCATGTGGGAGTACCTAGAACTTCGTTGTAGGATTTGAGCCATTTTTGAGGAACTCCCGACCTTACCAACTTCCTGGCAATTATCCGGTCATGATTGCCCACAATAATCGTTGCTATTGGAAATGCTTCATACCATTGCTGAACTTTTGCAATTGCAAAGTCTAACTCATCCAGCCCCGAAGGGAGTTCGGCTGGAGTCTCATGAAATGACGCAAAAGCGTTATCTAAAATATCGCCGATAAAAATAACTTGATTGCAATTATAACGGTCGTAGGTGTCAATACAATGCTCTAAATAACCATCGATGCAAAAAGGCTCATGCGTGTCCCCAATCACTAAAATTCGACGCTCTTTACGGCGCAGGCTTTCCAGGGCCTTCAATTGTTGTGGTGTAACGCGTGGCCGGTGTTGCATCAGTTATAAAGCCATATAACATCTTCGCTGTGTTCAGCGTCGTAACTGTTGTCAGCGTGGATGAAGGTGGGTGAAACGCCTATTCGGTTGATACCGGCCTCCAAAAGCGCTCCGATAATGTAGCACCGTGACCGGGAGTCGGTGCAATGAATGTCCGCCGCGCAACCCGTTAGATGGGCGCTGTTCTTTTTCCCTCCTGCGCTTTTGTTGTTTGCCTCACACCGTAGCCCGCTGTTCACTACGAATGGAATTCCTGACAGTTCCCGCGCATGGTCAAGCATCTGCAAAAAATCTTCGTCCATCTCGTTCTCACCCTTGGTAAGGTGGTGCTTTTTGCACGTTCTACACTTACAATCGAACTCGCTGTAATTAAAGTGCTTCATAGATTATAAAGGTAGCCATTATTCCAATGAGCAAATCCGCTACGTCCACGCGGCCGTAATGGTGCGCTTTGTATACGATGTTCGC